TCAATATTTTCTATATGTTATATGGGATTTGCTATAACTCTATCATTGACAATGAATAGAAAAAAATAATGTACGGTGGCCTTCCTTTATTTCTAACATTCTGTACTATCCTTATCGTTTGCGATACAGCAGTACACGTAATGATACAGATGTATTTTGAAGGTCACCCTGCATTTACAACTTACCAATAGGCGTAGAACTTGAAGCAGTCATATTCCACACTTGTTTCTTCTCTACGCCTTTTTTCTGTGCAAATACTTTGGCATCACAGTTTGAACATACGTGAAAATAGTTGTTGTTTAGACGCTTAGGATCCATACTTCCCCTTGCACGTTCAAACTCTTCATCACAACTATCACATCTAAACACACATACAGTCAATTCACGCTTGTAGGTGTGTTCCTTGCCCGTTTTGCTAGTGCGAAAGTGCCGTGTTTGCTTTTTATATTCTTCTATGAACATAACTATATTTACATTAAGATTATAAAATTATCTAATAAATAGTAATAAGAAAGGACAAAATATGAGTATCTGTACACTAACTGCCGCTGCAAAAGCACAGATTGACACACTATGTGAAGAAAATGAGTGCTATGCAATTACATTGAATATCAAAGGCGGAGGTTGTGCAGGATTTGAGTATGAATGGGGAACAATGCAATCTCCAAAAGAACTTGAAGAAGGCGACGAAGTAATTAAAACAGACAGTAACTGTACTTTTGTAATAGGCAAACACTCATTAATGTTCTTAATTGGTACTACAATAGATTATACAAAAAGTATAATAGGATCAACTTTTGAAATTAAAAATCCTAATGCCCAATCAGCTTGTGGTTGTGGTGTAAGTGTAAATTTTAAGGATCAATCCTTAGATAATAATATACAAATATTGGAGCTAAAATAAAATGGCAAGACAGCAAGTAGACATTGGCGTAGAGGGTAACGACGGCACAGGCGATAGTATTCGCGAGTCGTTTCGTAAAGTAAACGAAAACTTTCAAGAACTGTACGCAGTGTTTGGCATTGGCGGACAAATATCTTTTACTGATTTAAGTGACACGCCAAACAATTACGAGGGGAACGAAAATAAAATTCCTGTTGTAAGATCAGACGGCAGCGGCCTAAATCTTTTAGAACTTGCGTCAGATAATGCATTTGATGGATCTAACGATACGATTGGCTTCGATTTTAGCACAGATGGTAAATTGATTTTACGACAACTTGTTTCAAAAGTTTCAAACGATCCTTTGCCTACATTAAGTGGACCTTTAGATGCATCAACACAAGTTATTGCAAATGTAAGTGTGTCAGAAGAAGCTTTTGAAGATTTTAAGAATTTTCATGGGTACAATGATTTAGACTTTAGTTCTATTGTAATTAATAAAGGATTTGCTGACAGAAACTATCAAGAAAAGGCAGTCGCAGGTGGCGGGATTAGAATAGGTGACGAACCTGCAGACACAAGTGGTTATACTATAACTGCAAACAGTCTAACAGCAGGATATTTTAGATCTGTGGCTCATGGGCTATCTGATGCATACAACGGTGCACCGTTTATTTTTAATTCTACAGGTGACGATCCATTTGGCGTGGTGAGTGGTAATACATATTACATTGGTATTGCCAATCAAGATGACATAGGTCTGTTTGCTACTGAATCTGATGCGATAGACGGTGTTGGAAGAATACTTGTTAGTGGCGGAACAGGAATTTTCACACTTGTAGATGCAGCCCTTGACGACAATTTAGAAGGCAATTGGTTGAGTAATGTTGCATTACCTAGAAAAAGCATAGTTCGTCGTCAAGGCGACCGTATGACAGGACCCTTGAATTTATACGACCATCCCGGTGAACTAGTAGGTACCGGCCTACCTTTTGGACCAGATGATTTACAGGCAGCAACTAAACTTTATGTTGATAGTAACGCTGCTACCAGTAAAGTTAACATTTTCGTATCTGAAGCATCTGGCGATGATAAACAAACCTATACTCCTGTGGGCAAAGAAGGTAGAAATCCTGCATATGCATACAAAACTATAAATGCTGCCGCTAGGAAAGCAGAAGAAATAATGCTTGCGGCACCAAAAGAACCAGGGCCTTACCTACAAACTATGACATTCAACAACGGCGAAGGTGAAGGCGCTATTGTAACAGCAGGGGTTGACAGTCCAAGTGTAGGAAGAAATAATGCAAGATCTTTGATTGTTGCTAATAAAGAATTTGTTGCAAAAGAAGTTACTGGTTATATAGATAATCTTTACCCTGATTTTGCAGACAGTTACGATAAAGAAATTTGTCAACGAGATGTAGGATTAATTTTAGACAGTGTAAGTTTAGATTCTTTATTAGGCAATAATGCTAATTATCTTTCTCGTTATGCAGGTTTAAGATATTATTCTAACGTGAGTGCGCAGAAAGCAATAGGATCACAAAAAGCTTATACGGTCGCAGGTATAAGATATGCGCAGACTTTGGTACGAGATTATATATTAACCAATACAGCAGTACCAACAACATATCAAAATAGGGTTACACAATATATTGACGTTGGCACTGTTCCAGATGCTCAAGCAGACGAAGTTATTTCAGAAAAGTTTGATATAGTATTAGAAGTAATAGACAATGGTCCGCTTAATGCACCACAAATTGTTGACGGAAATACTGTTTACAAAATTAATATAGGCAACGGTAATTTTGGTTTTATCGATCAGGCTAATCCTGCTAACACAGACATTATTCCTGGTAAGGTTGTAAGAGGAAAAAATTCAGGCGCAATTGGTAGAATTATTGATTATAAGCACGAATCAGGATCTAGACCTGTAAGCGTAGTAGAAACTGACGAAATAGAAGTACAGTTATTGAAACCAATCGAATTTGAATCAGGCGAACCTTTAGAATATGGAAATATAGTTAATGAAACACAAATAACAATTCGTGTAGAATCAGGAATTTATGAAGAAGATTTTCCTATTAGAGTTCCGCCTAATGTTTCTATCAAAGGTGACGAATTTAGAAGAACTATTGTAAGACCAAAAGACAGAATTTCACAATCAAGGTATTCAAATTTATTCTTCTACAGAGATGCAGAATTTGATAACTTAGTCCTGGGAAAAAGTTCAATCGAAACAATCGATTTTGAGCCTGCGCCAAGTGGCGCTAGACCAGCAGGAACTTATACTGTTACTGAAGTAGATTATTCTACAAACAAGCTAGGCGAAGACGCAGTATTTGAAGTAACAGTAGACGCACTAGGTGCTATAACCGATATTTCAATTACTAATCCAGGAAAGAATTTCCAAGCAAATGAAATTGTTACTATTCAAGATGTGGCTTTGGGTAACAATGGTGCGCCTGCATATAGTTTCACAGTTTTGACAGTACCCAATGGTGTACAATACATAAATCCGTTGTCAGGTAATATAGATGGATATTTTGGTAACCACTATTTGTTAAGACCAGACAAACTAAAAAATGTAGGACCTGGATACGAAAATATAGGTAACTGGGAAACTGCTGCATTGTCTCTAATAGACAATAAAGAATTTATCCAAGAACAGGTTGTTAATTATGTAGAAACTACATACCCTGCACTAATAGGTTCTCCTGGTTATTCAAGAACAAAATGTTCTCGAGATGCAGGTTTAATTGTTGATGCACTTGTTAACGATCTACGTGCAGGAGGCAATGAATTTGCGTTAGAAGCACAAGGGGAGTATTATGCAGGAGCAGTCGAAGTTGGCACAGAAACTGAAACAGTTGCAGGTATTCAACATATCTTCACTCTCGCAGATGATATAGTTAGAGGAATATCTCCTTCAACATTATATGGACCTGCAGGAGCAGCACCAAATCCAGGAGTAAACCTTGAATATGCATTTGACGATTTCAACGGAGACGGTGACCCTGCTGAATGGAATTCTGGTACGTTATATAGACTAGGCAATGTCGTTAAATTTTTTATAGGCGGCGAAGATAGGTATTATACACCTACAATAGAGCATACAGCCGGAGCAACTTTTGATGCAGCAGAAATAGCTGCATACTGGCGCCAGATAGACGGGCCTCAACTTGTCGTAAACAACTTGATAGATACTGTTGTTTTTGCATTTGATCCTGAATATAATCCTCCATTAAGAAACACAGAAATGGATGTGTTTTTAATGAACGATGCGACAATTTTACGTAACATTACCGGCCAAGGTCATGGCGGATTCCAAATGGTTCTTGATCCGGAAGGACAGGTACTAACAAAATCACCTTATTGCCAAACTGGTACAGGATTCTCAGCCAGTACAAACAAACAAGCATTTAGAGGAGGATTGTTTGTTGACGCATTTGTAGGTAATTCAGCTGTACAAGTTATTGAACGAGTAGACGGTGATCCTTTTAAGCTATCAATTCAAAGTCTAGGTAGCGCAGCAGAACCTCAGGGGTTGTTTGTACGTAGACCAGAAACTCCGAGTGTGTTTTATATAGACGGACGTAGATTCCAGGTTAATGCAGTAACTCAATATGATAAAGAAACAGGAACAGCAATATTAGTCTTATCTCCTGGATCTAATGACGGTACAGGATTTGCTGGATTAACTAGTGAACTGAGTACAGGCGTAGATCTTGATGATTTAACTTCACCGATAGATATTACACTACAAACTGCTGGAAACAGAAGTATGCTAGGTAATGACTTTACACAAATTAACGATAAAGGTTATGGTTTAGTATGTGTGAACGGTGCATTATCAGAAATGGTGTCAATGTTTACCTACTATTGTCATACTTCTTATTATGCCAAAAACGGATCAGAAATTAGATCACTAACAGGGTCATCATGTTATGGTGAATTTGGTCTTGTTGCTGAAGGATCTGATCCAAACGAGATACCAGATGCAATTGCTCTTGCCCAAGATATGGTACAGCCTGCTAAAACATTTACAGCAAACATTATTTTAGAATTAACATCTCCTGTAATATTAGAAGCAGGAGAAGTAATTGAACAAAATATTACAGGTGCTACAGGTACAGTTTCAAAATCTACAAGTCAACTAGGAGACAGTGTTGCTTCACCGTCAGGTGATAGGGTAATATATTTAACAAACACCTCAGGAGCGTTTGACACAACAAATGAACTTGTAGTGACTGGTCCTATTACAGGAGATTCTACAGCTAATGCACTTGGTCCTGGAAGTGTTCCTATTAGAGTTGATAGTACAGGATATGCAAACGAAGAATTAAACTTATTCTTATTTGCTTATGACTTTAAAGACCTGCCTAGCAATAGATCAGAATTTGATATATATCATCCCGGTATACCAGCATTTGCTCGATACGAAGTAGCAAATGTGGCGCCTACAGGAGCTCATCTAGGAAGAATGCGTTTCGTCGGTTCAGAAATACCATTCAAATCTCAAACAATAGATAACGGATTAGCCGCAGGAGTAACATTTACTTTATATAAAACAATTAGAAACGGCTACTCTATAGAAGTAAATAATGGCGGTAGTAATTATACTGTAGGCGATACTATGGTAGTAGATGGGCTCGAGCTCGGCGGCGGAACAATTGAAAATGATGCATTTATAACTATTACTGAAGTTAATGGCGGCGTAGTCACGGCAGCATCTATAACGGGCTCTCCATTTTTGGATAGTAACAGTCCGATGCACGATGGTGCTGTATATAAACTTAATTTCTCAACAAGTGATGCACAATTTAGTACAGACGGTTTACTAGAAGATGTTCCGTTTGGTGTAAGCATAAACTATAGACGTAACCAAACACACATAATTAGAGATTTTGCAAGGCCAGATGTTCTTACAATACGTCCATCTACTGCTGTAATTTTTAACGAAAATCCAGATTTTGTGTATAGGTCAATTAGTTTTTTAACATCAGACAGCTTAGGTAATGAACTGGAAAATGACGAACTACAATCTGGCTTTGATGCCACATATGATTACATTAGATTAATTATTGATAGTGCAAAAGCTCAAGAAGCACCGTTGGCCGCAGGCGGCACAACAAAAGGAGGAACAGTAGGTGATACTGTTCTTGCTGTGCAACCTACTCTTGATGCAAATGAAATTTCTAGATTAAACAATAATTTAAGAACCCCTGCAGCAAATAGACCTATAGGTTGGACTGTAGACTCATTAACAGAAGCGCCTATTATTACATGGGGTGGAAAAACTTTCTACGTGTATAATGCCCGCGGTGTTGATGCTACAAACTCACTTGTCCCGATAGCTGAAGACAATGAATATGTGATCGTAGATATAGAAACTATAGACAGTATTAACTTAGATGATTATTCTAACCCAGGAGGCTTAGTAGTAGGATTGCCTACTCCTGTTGTATTAGGGTCAGAAACTGTAACAATTAGAGCAGGTCTAAAAGCTGGCGCTGAAGGAACAGTAACAGTTAATATTTCAACTTGTCGTGCTACATCACATGATTTCTTAGATGTTGGATCAGGCGGTTTTAATGAATCCAATTATCCTACAGTTATTTTTGGTGAACCAGCTTCAAAAGATCAAGCCAAGGAAGTGGACGAGCGTGGTAAGGGTCGTGTGTTCTATGTTTCAACAGACCAAAACGGTATCTTTAGAGTTGGTAGATTCTTTAGTGTGGACCAAGGTACTGGTACAGTTACATTTAGTGCATCACTTGCACTATCAGATGTTGACGGACTAGGCTTTAAGCGCGGCGTTGTTATTACTGAATTCTCAACAGACACAGCAATGACAGATAACGCTTCTGATACTGTTCCAACAGAGCTTGCAGTACGCGGCTATGTAAACCGACGTTTAGGTTACGATGTCAATGGTACTCCTGTTGCTAATAAATTAGGACCAGGTGTACTTGCTCCTAACGGTGCTGTACCAATGACTGACGATCTAAATGCTGCCGGTAACACAATAACTAACTTAAAGGTTCCTAATAGTGATTCTGATGCTGCAACAAAAGCATATGTAGATTCAGGATCAGGACAAAGTGATGAAATTAAAGATCTAAGAAGTTTACAATATCAAAGCTTTGATGAAAATCAACTATTAGTTTCTACAGAGTATAAGAAATTATATATTCTTTCAAGTTCTGTTGTAGGCGGACCTTTTGAACGTGGTGACACAATAACAGGAACTATAACAGGTGCTACAGGATTAATAGTTGACATACAAGTAGTCTCTGGATATGAAGGCGATATGTTAGAAATAACATATACTCCATTGACTAGTGTCTTTAGTGATGGTAAACCAGAAGGTATTTCTCCCGATCCTGATGTTGTACTAGGGGATGTAAGTGGTGCACAAGGACTTGTAGTTGACGGTCCTGTAGATGAATGGGCTAATGGCGTACTAAATGCTGCTAGTGACATAGAAATCACGACTAATAAAGAAGTTACACTAGACGGCGGCGGCGTAGTAATAGATAGATATACAACTATTAATTTCCAAATCAAACCTAATAGTATTGTTAATTCTGATGTTAGTCCTACAGCTAATATTTCTCAAACAAAACTAAGTTTAAATGCTGCCAGCACTGCACCTAGTTCGGCAGGTATTACACAAAATGATTTAGGATCAGCAGTTTTCGATGATGCAATATTTACTGCTACAGGTGGTTTTATTTCGATTGCAAATGGACAATTACCTTTACAAAAAATACAACGTATTAATGATGGTACTGTGCTAGGCAATTATGCAGGTGATAGTTCAGACAATGATATAGATCAAATTCCGTTCAGCACTGTTATTTCAGAAGGCGGCGGACTAGGTGACGATGACTTTATTACTGAACTAACAGCAATAGATGATCCTGGCGAAGCGTTGATAAAAACTGGAGAAGGCATTTACGGCATTTCAAATGTAAGCACTTCGGGTGAAATTAATTCTATTGTAAAAACAAACGCAGATGGTAGTATACAGGTAAATTCACTTATACTGGGCGGCGATCCAAGTTATGAAATACTATCATTAGATGGTACTACAGTAATTGTTAAGACGCCTTCACAAGGTGAAATAATGAGAGCAGCAGGTGGTGCGCCAGCGGTAGGTGCACCTGCAGATCCAGGTTACGTTCCTCCTACGTTCCCGGATTTAGAAATAGCAGGTAACGTTAACATCTCTGGAACAGGAGTATCAGAAAGCACCTTACAAGGATTATCTAACTTTAATGGTGAAAAAGTTTTAGGTGTAGACTGGATATATAGTTCGTTTATAGAAGCATCAGGAGAGAAAGGTGCAGCAAGTACAGGTATTGGTATAGGTGCAAACACAGGTGTATCAACAACAGGACAAATTGCTATAATTACAGCAGATAGCGCAACTAGTTCAAGTGTATCTCCAATGACATTTAGTTCTACTGGAGCATTACCTGATACAGATGATACCTATGACATCGGCAGCACAGATTACAAATATGCTAATGTTCATGCAACAACTTTCCATGGTACTGCTACAGAAGCTTATTATGCTGACTTAGCAGAAAACTATTTAGGTGATGCAGACTATGAGCCAGGTACAGTTGTTGTATTTGGTGGCGATGCAGAAGTTACAGTATGTACTGCCAAAGGGCAAACCAGTGTAGCAGGTGTAGTAACAACTAATCCAGCGCACTTAATGAATAGTGCATTAGAAGGCGACAATGTTGTAGGATTAGCATTACAAGGTCGTGTACCATGTAAGGTTATAGGACGGGTAGCAAAAGGAGATATGCTTATTACAAGTGCTGTGCCGGGCTATGCAATTGTTAATAATGATCCAGCAGTAGGTACTGTAATAGGAAAGGCAATCACTGAAAAAGTTGATCAAGACAGAGGTATTGTCGAAGTTGTTGTAGGTAAGCATTAATGGAAAATAAAAACGTAGATAAACTTGTAAAAAAGGGAGCAAAAGCTTCTGTAGATAATAAGAACCCGCAGCCCAGACGTGTAATTGCAACTGCTGGAAAATTAAGAGTACAACTTGGAGCACCAAATGGCAAAACAAATAATTAATCTAGGCACAAGTCCAAATAAAGGTGACGGAGATCCATTACGCACTGCATTTGATAAAGTGAACGATAATTTTAACGAATTATACACAGCGTTAGGAAATCCTTCCGGTGCAACAAATAATGTTCTGCCAAATTTGGATGCAACCATAGATTTAGGTAGTGCTGATAAACAATGGTCAGACTTATATGTCAAAGATTTTATTTACTTAAATGGTGCTAGGATCGAAGTTACATCAGGAGGTGCATTACTTGTAAATGGCGGTGCGCCAGCAGAAGTACAAGATACTGTAGGAAGTGTTTTTGGAGATGATTCAACACTGCTAGTAGACGGCGTAAACAATATTATTCCTAGTGCAAATATATCAGGTACAGAAGCAGCTAATTGGGACACAGCATTTTTGTGGGGTGACCATAGCGCAGCAGGATACGCTCCGCAAGCAACAACATATACCAAAGTAGAAGTAGATGCAGCTATTGCAGCAGTTGATCCGTTTAGCGGCGATGTTACTGGTTCAGTGTTTGCTGACGATAGCACACTATTAGTAGATGGTGTAAATGGTGTTATTCCAAAAGCAAATATAGAAGACAGTACTAACTGGGATACAGCATATGCATGGGGCGATCATAGCGCAGTAGGATATCTTGTACAAGCAGATATATTAGACGGCACATTAACGATTGATGTTAATAACACAGGTGATTTACAGGGTAGTGTATTTGGTGATGATAGTACTTTACTTGTAGATGCAATCAACAGTATAATTCCAACAAGTGTGTTATCAGGCGATTTAAGCACAAACAACTTAACAGGTACAGGAGGCGGAGATAGCCTTAACATATACGCAGATGTAGTTGGACAGGTTGCAGTTACTGACAGTAGCAAAAGAATATTCTTAACTGATACAGATAATGATTTATTTGAAATTGGTAGTGGCGCACCTTTTCCAAGTTATACACCAACACTTAAAGTTTGGGGCGACACACAAGTATTAGGAACTATTACAGGTAATGTTACAGGCAATATAACCGGCAATGTTACAGGTGATGTTGTAGGCAGTGTCTTTGCTGATGATTCGACACTATTAGTAGATGGTGCAGGCGGAACTATAGCAGGACCAATATCTAGTATAAACTGGATGGCAGCCAGTGACAGTTACTTAACTATTTCAAATGGTGGCTCTACTGGTCCGGGTCCTATACAAATTGTTGCATCAGCAAACTTAAACTTGTCTTCTGGTACTAATAATGATATTAATATTACACCACACGGTTCAGGTAGAGTAAAAGTTAGTGATGGTGCATTTGGTATTGTTGAAGCGGCAAACTTTATAGGTCACGCAGATGAAACAATGTATCTGTCAAGTAAAACCACAGGTGCAGAAAGCACACACATTACACTAGACAGCCAAAGCGGCATAAAAACTAAAATGTACGGTGATGTAACAATGCAGGGATCATTTACACCTCCTATTCTGACACAAGCAGACATAGACGCACTAACACCTACATTAGGTATGATGGTGTATAACACAACAACAGGAAAGTTCCAAGGGTATGCAGCGGACGCAAATAACGATAGCACAACTGGTTGGGCTGATTTACACTAAATATATAAACAACAGGATTTGACGAATGGCTAATAGATTTCCACTAATACTAGATACAACAGACGGTAATAAGATTAAAGAAATACCAGATGGTGACAATCTAGATCTTACAAATACTAGTATAACAAGCGTTAATGACATAACCTCAGCAGGCACTATCAGAGCACAAGAACTGCTAGTTAGAGGAAACACTATTTCTCCTGTGAATTTTTCAGATTTAGTTGACACTCCTGCTACTCTTGCTGGTGCTGCAAATTATTTTGTAAAAGTGAATGCATTAGGTAATGCTATAGAATTTAGACCATTGACAGATCTTGGAACACTAAATGTAGATAATATTATATCTGCAGGTGATTTGACACCAAGTGTAGATGGCGCAGGAAATATAGGTACAGATAGTGCTAAATGGTCAAGAATTCGTGCAAACCAATTTGTTGGAGATCTTGTGGATCAAAGCGGGAGTGTTGTTTTTAATTCCGCTACCGGACTTATAACTTATGCAGCAATACAAGGTGTGCCACAGTTCTTGTCAGAATTTACTGATGATATAGGATATTTACGAACAGTAGATCTAGACGATACTTTAAGTTCGCTTTTTGGTTCTGAACCATTTACATCCGATATTAAAGGAAGTGTAGTAGCAGACGACTCAACAGTAATCATCGACGGTGTTGCAGGATTAGTTGTTGGTGATATACAAAATCAAAACACTGAATCTGCCAATATAGTAGCAGGCGATTTAACAGTTACGAATGTAGAAGTAAGCGGTACTTTTGTATTTAATGGTGCTCAGGCAGTTGGTTTAACAATCTTAGACAATATCAAAGGAGTAGGAGGACTTACACTAACTACCGACGGAACTCTTGCTGAAGAATTGATTAACATAACACCTGCGCTTGCAGATGGCGAAGTTAATATTGACGCAAACAAAATTAGGCTGCTAGGCGATGTTTCATCACCTATAACAGCAAGCGGTGGTTTTGTAGGTGATCTAACCGGATCTGTTGTGTCAGATAATAGCACAGTTATAATTGACGGTGTAGCAGGTAAAATTGTATCGCCAAATGTTACTGGAACAGCTACTTTTGAAAATAATGTTGTTGTTGTAGGCAACTTGACTGTACAAGGTACAACAACAGAAATTAATAGTTCTACACTAACTGTAGATGATCTTAATATCGTAGTTGCAAATGGTGCAGCCGATGCTACAGCAGCAAATGGTGCAGGCTTAACTGTAGACGGAGCAGGAGCTAATCTAACCTATTCTAGTGCAGACGATAGATGGAATTTTAACAAAGAACTTAATATTGCCAGGGTACACGGAAACGTAACAGGAGACATTACAGGAAACGTTACAGGAAATTTGACAGGAGACAGTGCTGGAACACACACAGGTCCTGTGGTAGGTACTGTATCAGGTGAGCATATTGGCTATCAAACAGGAGATATGACAGGGAGTGTTTTTGCTGACGATAGTACTTTACTTGTGGATGCAATCAATGGTTTAGTTGTAGGAGATTATTTAAATACAGCCCCCGATAATTCATTTTTTGAGATTAAGAGCCTAGCTGATACAACATATCTAGAAAAGACAAATGGAAAACTTGTTATAAACGGCACTGCCGCAGATGTTTATCTAACTTCGACAACTGATTTATACATTGGTACTGGAACAACTAATAATGTAATAATCGGACATGTAGGTAATACTATAGAATTTCCAGGTACAATAAATTTAAATAGCACCACAGTAAATAACGCTTCATTTGATTTAACAGGTAATATCGACAATACTACACTTGCACTAGGCTCAACAGCAGTAACAATTAACATTGGTAATGCAACAAGCACAACTAATATTGCAGGTACTGTAAGTTTTGATACAGCATTAGTGGCAAATAATATCACATCTGATGATAGTATTACGCTTAGAACAGACGGAAACACTAGTAATGAAGCTATAAACATAGCGCCACAAGGAACAGGAAATACAATAAATCTTACATCACAAAACATAAGATTCTTTGGTCCTATTACAAATAATGTAAACTTTGCAGGTGGACTAAATGGTGATCTAAACGGATCAGTATATGGCGATGATAGTACATTACTTATTGATGGTGTAAATAGTAGTATATCTGCAGGAAATTTGACTGGCTCACTGCCCGCAATAGATGGATCTAACCTTACCGGAGTTGTTGCAAGTTCAGTTGATTTTTCAAATGTATCAAACACTCCAACCACTATTGCAGGTTATGGAATAATTGATGCAGCAACATCTGCACAAGGCGCACTTGCTGAAACTGCTCTTCAAGACGGCGATTCTTTTGATGTTAGAGGATCAGTGTTTGCAGACGACAGTTCATTGTTAGTAGACGCAATAAATGGTGAAATACCAGGCTACGTAAAAATAACAGATTTGAAAACAGCATTACAAGACGGTGCAGGAGATTATGCAGCATTTAAGTCTTGGGTATTAGCAAATCTATAACGGAGAAATAAATGGCTATAGAATTAATAAACATAGGGCAAATAGCAAATGATGGCACAGGTGATGATCTGCGTGAAGCATTTATTAAGGTTAATAGGAATTTTGAAGATTTAGATTTACGGGACAACGAAAAAACAACTGTAACAAACCTAGGAACAGGTGAAGGTATATTTGATAATATCTTAAACTTCGACATTAGATTAAAAAGTATTTCTGCAGGTGACGACATAAGTGTTACTAGTACACCTGAAGGTGAAATTGTAATAAGCAATACGAAAAATACATTTTCTCAAATTGACATTAACACAGAAGATGGCGAATATGCAGTTCAACCGGGCCGGAAACTTAACATATATGGTTTTGAAGGCATAGACACTTATGTGCAAGATAACGCAGTGTATATTAAAAATACTGCTAGAACAAAACTACAAGCAGATAGAGATCCAGTATTAGGTGGTAATTTAGACGCAAATGCTTTAGATATAAATGCTGTAAATGTAATCACTGCAAACAGTTTTGTAGGAACCTTAACTGGTAATGTGGTAGGAACGATCAATGGTTATGACCCTGCAAGCATTGCTCCTTATTTTGATAACTATTTTGATTTTGGTGAAATGGGTCGTACTGTAAACGGCATCATAGACTGGTTAATAGAAGATGCAGATGTAGACTTTGGCACATTTTTACTTCCAGATCCAAGGACAATAGAGCTCGGTTCAATAGTATAACACACGATAAATACTGTTACAAAAGGAAAACGATATGGCAGAACCTGGCAGTATTTGGACAGTAGGCACTGGCAAAAAAATACAAACACTAATTGAACGAAAAGAGGTAAGTATTTTACTACCTCTAGTATCTAGTCTTAATAATCCTACAGTAGATTTAATTGCCGGTACTTTACCACGAGGATGCAGAATAGAAGGGTTATATATCAAAGGCACTGCATTAGAAGTTACTACTGATACCTCTTACAAGTTTACGCTTAGGGCATTTGCAGATGATGTATTTGAAGATAGAACCTTTGAAATTATTGTAAGTGGCCCAGATAGTCCTACATGGATAACTAATGAAGGTTTATTACCTGTAGGTTCAAATAATCAATTGTTTATATTGGATAATGTTTTAATTGATTATCAACTCTTAGCAACAGATCCTGATTTAAGTGCAGGGGATGTGCTTGAATATTTTATTGCAGAAGGTGACGGAACACTACCTCCTGGAATAAGTCTTACCACAGACGGTCGATTAACTGGTATTGTCGAGCCTCTATTAGCCTTAGATCAACGCACCGAAAGAGGTGGATATGACGCTGCTCCATATGGCAATCTCCCAATAGATTTTGCCACGCTCTCAAATAACGGATATGGTAGTTATTTTTATGATAGTGAAGTTTTTGATTACAACCTTCCAACTAATCAACCAAAAAAATTAAATAGATATTATCCTTTTAGAGTAACTGTTACAGATGGGGATACCTTTACAACTAGAGACTTTAAAATTTATCTAGTAGGTGATGACTATTTAAAATCAGATAATACTATTATGCAAGCAGGCACAGGTGTTTTCACCTCGGATGCTACAAATGTAAGAACACCTGTCTGGCTCACGCCGGCAGATTTAGGATTCAAAAGAGCTGATAATTATGTTATAATACCTATAGAAACTATAGAAAATGACACACTAGAAGGCGTAGTCAGATATACGCTCGAAGATATTAATAATGATAACACTCCAAGCATCCTTCCTGATGGTTTGCAATTAGACTATCAGACTGGAACATTATATGGAAAGGTTCCTTATCAGCCTGCTGTTGTGAAAGACAATAAATTTACAATCCGTGCTACAAGACTTACATTCGATTTAGAGACAGTAGAAATTTTTGGTACCTATTATGAAGATGTGCTGTTAGGTGCCACAAGTTTTAAAATATTCAAGACAGACCTTACCGGAGCAATAGACGGGGTAAATGATTTACTAGAACTGCGAGGCAGACAAATCTTAATAGGAAAAAACTTATATAATGTTATCAATGTAGATGATTCGGATGCAGAATATGACGTAATATTTTTGGATCAAACACTTGCACCTGAGATAAGTTTAATAGTTTCTCAAACCGCACAAACAAGTCAAAGTCATTTCTTTGCAACTCGCTTGGGCCTCAAAGAAAAAGAAAAATACACAGGAAGAACTCTAAAATTAAGTAACACCGAGTCTTATGTCATACAATCTATTGTGCCGTATATAGAATACGATATTGTGCAGATTGCTCCACAAAATGATCCTATCTTTCCCTATGCTGCACCTAGTGATATAGAAATAGGTGAAAACTATTTTGTAGGTGATTATGTAACTTTTGCCACCAATTTGGGCGGAAATGGATTTATATATAGATGTATAGAAGCACACACTACACAAGCCCAGATAGACGAAGATGACGAATTTATACTAGATGCTGATGGAAATCAGCAAATTGTTTTTGAAGTAACCAAATGGACACAAGTAGCAGAATCCTTAGAACAATTAAGTTTAACTAATAGACTAAATGCAACAAAACAGGCGATAGAAAGAAAGTACGGCGGCCCTGTATACATTCAAGCTAAAGATGACACAGTTTGGAATATAAAATTACCGAGCACAAGTTTGACACGTATCAAACAAAATATAAATCAATTTTTCAAAGGTTTAGACAGTACTGATTTCAGGATAGATTTAATTAGAGATAATGAAGACAGAATAGGTTTAGATATTAATTTACAAAAGGTTTTAAATCAAGGACGCAATATAGGAATTGCATTGTTTAAAAACGATTTCTTTAGCAAGAATATTGTAATATCAGAACGAGATGAAGTTGATATTCCTAGTTCATTGAAAACATTTACACTTAAAACCATAGGAGAAATTGAAAGCTCTGTTAGTTGGATTACAGATTCTGACCTAGGAACTATACCGGCAAATTTACCTAGCACACTTTCTATAAAAGCAGAGAGCACAGTACCAGACACTAAAATGATATATAGTATCACAAGTGGTAGATTACCAGAAGGTATGTCTTTAACATATGATGGAGAACTTATAGGTATTCCAAGACAATATGAAAACACAGACGGTAAAGGTTTAACATATTTTGAAAATAATCTAGTTACATGGGATGGAGCATTTCCTGGAATAACTTCGTTTGATAGAAGATTTAAGTTTACAGTTGAAGCTAGAGATAGATTTAATTATACAGCATTGACAAAAGAATTTGAACTTTTAGTAGAAGATAACGAAAACATTAAATTTACAAAGGTATATATGAAGCCAATGCTGAAGGAAGATGAAAGATCTTATATACAATCTTTCACTAGTAATTCAGATATATTTGAACCAGATAAAATTTACAGACCGCAAGACCCTGCATTCGGCATACAAAGAAATTTAGAAATGCTTGTATATGCAGGAATAGAATCAAAAGATATAAAAAACTTTGTTGCAGCAGCAGCAAAAAATCATAAAAGGAAAAAATATACACTAGGAGAAGTATCATCTGCAATTGCAAAATTGCCTGGTACGAATGATATCATATATGAAGTTGTATACATACCAGTGAGCGATCCATCTGGATTAGCAAAGGGTTCTACAGCTAAATCATTTAAAATTAATACCAAAAATAAAATTACAGCTGATAGTTTGTTGTATAATGTAAAAGACGATGTTACAAAACAGGGTGCAGGATATGATGTGCTTCCTATATATGGTAGAGCAACCACGAAGTTTATTGCAATAGACAACGAAACACTAAGAGTTGAGTCAAGAGATAATGTTTTTTACATTGATGCGGATAATAATGATTTTGAAATCATACTAAAAGACTCAGACGGAATAACAATAGAATTGCAAATAACCGATGCTGAACCTTATAAAATAACTCCTGAACCTATTAACACAATTAAAGTAGATTCTGA